CATCAAAAAATGATGCTGATACAGAACTACTTATTGCCCATGCTGTAGAACTATCTGTTAATTTCCACCCTCTATTTGGTGCGTAATATGTACAACCCTTAGAGAAGCTATCGGGGCCAACTGCATTATTGAAAACATAATCTGATGTAAGGTCACGCCTAGCTATAAGATTACCAATATCCAGATCATCTAATTCAGAAGGCTCTTTAACACCATACTCTATTATCCTAACTAGTAATTGTGAGTCTTGTCCAGCAACAGCAGACATCTGATGGAATTGTAAAAAGTGAGTACCATATGGGAGATTACTACAAACTTTCAATTTTTCAAAAGTAGAAGTAGCTCCAATAATATAATCATATATTTTCACACCGTCTAAATAAATATCTATATCAGCTACTGTATTTGTAGTATTAAATATTAAATCGCAACCAGTACCGTTAAAGATAAACGCCATTCTATTAGCAGTCCCGTCATCCATTTGAAGCCCTACTTGCGTTCTTAACTGTGCCCCAGTCCCAAGGTTACAATCATTACACCATAATGAGCCTGACCCATTATCTAATGTAAATGATAAAGCATCATTAACATCATCTCCTTGATCTTGAAAATCGTCAGCATGACCAGCACCAAATATCCTAGGATGATAACTTCTAGTAATTATTTCATTTGAATGATCTACTGATCCTGCACCAGAATAATCACATCTTCCATAATGTTCTACTATTGCCCCTACAGGGAAATCATATGCTCCTGCTGCCCTGTCAGTAACTGTTGATGCTGCAGCCAATTCTATTGCTGTTGCACTAGGTATATTATCTATTACGAATTTTTCACTTATAGTATACCCTTCGGCATCACTGTAAATTAATATAATGTCATCAACTGCGAAATCTGAACTATCTGTTACTGTTATAGCATCTGTTCCAGTACCAAATATCACTGTTAAATCAGTGCTAATATCTGAGTCATCTGGTTCTTGTGTTGCCCATTTCCTTATACTATCGTCAGGGTCTATATACCTATAAGAAAATCCACCCTTACTCCCTGAAATTGTAGGGTCAGTTACATTTTGTTGTGTAAATGAATTTTCTGTTATACCTACAAAAGCATCACCTGCTTGTTCTATCGGCGTAGTTGTTATTAACTCAAACCCACATATATTAAATGTGTCATCAGTACCACTATCATGTGGTGTTATTATAACGGTATGTAATCCATGTCCTCCTAATGTTGTTATCTTAGCCTTAATTGAACCATCTGCTATAATTACATTAGGTCTTACATTGTATGCTAATAAGGCAGTAGATTGTACCATTGATAAATCCGTACCGGTATCTTCTGTATCTATTTTTATATCAACTGCATCTGGTGCATTTGCATGTGGTGCCATTAAGAAAGCAAAATCATCCATTAAACCGGTAACTAGTATATAATCACCATCTATAGTTGTTTGGACATGTGCTCCAGCGGCCGCGGAAACAGCATTAGCCCATCCACCACCTACGAATCTAACTTGATCTCTAAAGCCTTTTGGTCCACAACCAGCGGCTATTTTCCATGTTGGTTTTCCTTCAAAGAACTCATCGGTAAGTATTATAGAATAAACCTCTATTCTAGATCTACCTGCCTTATATCTTAAATCTGCAAAATCAAGACCACCCAATCCATATGTATTCTTCATAGGATTAGTAGCAGCGTTATCTATTAAACTTGTATTCGCAGAACCTTCTTTTACGTTTGATAAGAAATTATCTTCTAAATATTGTGTAGATAAATCATCTGCATTAGCTACCTCCTCCCAAGTAACGCCGTTACCGACAAAGATTCTATTTAAATCTGTATCGTAACATTTACGTCCACTTATCGCATCGGTAGCATTCTTCTCAATTGTCGTTAAATTTTCAAATTGTTTTCTAAACTCTTCCCCGTATCCATCTCTAGCCATTTTTGGCTCCTTTCACGCTACACTTAACTGGCGCTATAAGTTGTTGTTATTATTCAGCCTTCATACTCATGAATTCCAAAATATACGTTTATTGTTTTTGCAGTTGCTCCAATACAAGCTGCTCTAGCCCATACTTTAGTTCCTGTAGCAACTCTACTTGACATTGCTTCACTTATTCCAGAATCATTATTATTTGTTCCTGATATGTACATAACTCCATTAAGTCCATCAGTAGCTAAACTATCTATCTTAGAAACATCTGCAGGAGTTTGTGAACCTATTTTATTATCCATATTTATGCTCCACTATTCCGTCTAGAACCAACTTTTTTATAATCACCACTAGTGAATGTTTCTTTAGAAGATGTTGCATTCTGATCTTTTTTACTTCCAGCTTTGTTAGACTTCTTATGTGACTTCTTTCTAACTTCAGTAATATGCTTACCTGTTATAGCCATTATTTTCCTCTAGATATTCTTTTATTAAAGGTTACTAGAGCTGAATCTATTTGACCATCTCCAGCAGCAGCATCTTTAACTTGAAACTGTACATATCTTACTACTTTATTTGTATCTACTTCAAGTATTAAGTTCTGATCAGCATCTACATTTAACTCAATATATTCATCTTCTACTTTCACATCGCTCGCACTAACGCTCCTAATTGGAAGGTAATACTCTGTGTCTGCTAAATGTGTAACTACTGTACTATCACCAGTTGTATGCGGTGTTCCACCACCATCAGCAAAATGTATTAATATTTTAGCTCTTAAGTCTTCTAATTTAACGTGACATTCTGCTAAATTAGTTGGAGCAACAACACCTATTAGTGAGGCATTATTTGTTTCTTGCGCTGCATGGTATAACCAAGCTGCACCTAGTTCTGCATCTGCATCACTTGCTTCATAACTTACTAATAGTTCTGTTACTAGTTTTACTAGTGAAGGGAAGTCTTCAGCACCAGATAGTACATTAGCTTGTATTCCTGATGTGTGCTCTGTTGCATCATTATAATGTGCATTTAGTTTATCTCTTATGTCTTTAGCTAATCTACATCCAGCTTCTAGTGAAGTGTATGCTTTTCCTACCGCTCTTATTTGCACTTCTGTGCTCGTTCCAATATCTACTACTACTGAAAGACCGATTGAATCACATACTCTTGCATCTATCTCTTCACCGAGATCTACAAACGCAGCAGTAAATGCCTGCGGTGATTCTGGAGCCAAAAGCACTTCCACTCCATTACTAGGTCTAATTATCTTTGAACTTGCCATTTAAACTCCTTATAGACCTACTTTGGCAGCAAGGGTTATTAAAGCCCCTATAATTACTGCGAATAAGCCCCTGTGTGCGTTAATTTCACCTTTTGAAACAGATTTCTCTATAACTAACTTAAAGTTAGTATCTAACTTAAGATCCATACTGTCTACTTTTTCTTTTAAGTACTGCTGCCCTGTTTCCAAGGCAGCAAGTCTTTCATTATTTGTCATTATAATTTACCACACTTAAAGCTGTGTAAGTAATTTACTTGTCCTGGAGTAACTGCTGTTTGTAATAATCTTACAAAAGGCATTACTATTTCTCCATCATCAAAAACAAATTGAGCTGTTGCGGAGGGAGCTGCTAATGCTGCATTTACACCTGTAGTAATTGTAACTGAGCTTGCATCAACTACAGCCTCTTGTGGAGAGTTACCAGCACTGTGAGATACATTATCAGCCATGTGTAAATTTAATTTTGCTTTTAGATCAGCTAATACTGCTATAGCTTCTGGTAAATCTGTTGGATTTGTTGCACTAGCTAGTGCATCATCATCTCCATCAGCTTGATGATAAACCCATGCAGCACCAAGATTAGCATCAACATTATGTGCGACATATGAATCTTGTATTTCGTTTATCGACAAAAGTAAAGTTGCTAAATTTGTTGGAGTATCTACAGCCATTGCTGTATCAGCAGCAATATGTTCTTCTCCACCTGAACCTTGATCAGCATAATGAGCATTAATTGTAGCTTTTAAAGCTGTCGCTAATGTTATTGCACTAGAAAGTCCAACACTAGATTTATGTTCAACTCTTGCTATGATGTATTCACCATCAGTAATAGTATCTGTTGTATCAGTATCAGATGTTGCTGCATTATCTAAAATAGATTCAATTCCTATAGCACCAGCCTTTACGTTTACTGCTATTGCGTCACTGTAATTATCAAATACTGCATTGACAGCTTCAACTTTTCTAAAACCAAAATAACACTCATCTAAAGAAGCTACTACTGTGTTTTCAAATTTAGCTTCAAAAAAGAAGTCGTCTGCTCCTGCTACAAAATTTATATTTGTTCCAGAAACCTCTGCATTTATTTCACAACCTTCATCATTTGTTGCGTCTAGATCAGGCTTAATACCTGAGCCTCTTAGCCATGTAGAAGCTGAATCATGTGTTCCTATAGCCGTGCTTTGTAATAATACTTTTTCTGCGCAAATGTAATCCTCTATATTGGTGTCTGTTAATACTCCTGCAAATTGAACTGGTTTATCTGTAAGATCAAGATCTATTTCTCTTTTATCTAATTTAGCTACGTATATTGATCCTTCATCATTAAGTATTCCGTGACCAGACATTGTTACTGGGGCACTTACTCCATCAGAACTACCTACAAGAATTTTCCCAGATGCTAAATCTGAGCCAGTACCTTCAATAAGATTATTAATCAAATTACCAAGAACTGATTGTTTAGCTGCAGAATTCATAGTATTTATAAATTTTCTTACTCTATCTGATAAAGCTAATGCCATTTACAACCTCCCACACTTAAAACTTGAAATTGCAGTTGTTGCTGCTCCACCAACATCTTTTAAGATCCTGATAAAAGGAACTACTTCTTCAGTATCATCAAAAGTAAAATTAGTAGTTGCTGTAGGGGGTGCTAATACTGCGTTATCTCCAACATAAAAAGTAACACAACCTGCGGCTACTGCTGCAATTGGAAAGTCTGTTTGTGTTGCGTGACTAGTTGCGTCATCATCATGAACTTTAAACTTAGCTTTAAGATCATTCAGTCTTGCAATACATGTTGGTAAGTCTGTAGGTGCTGTAATTGATGCAAGAGAACAATCTCCAGTTTCTTGAGCATCATGATAAATAGGTGTTACTAGTTCTGAATCATCTTCATGTACATCAAAGCCAGTTAATGCTTCTGTAACCATAACTATTAAACTAGGTAAATCTGTAGGTACTGGAGAAGTTATTTGATTTACATCATCTAGAGAAGCGGTGTGCTGTGTTGCATAAATTAAATGAGCATTAAAATCTGATCTAAATTCTGTTGCTAAAGTTATAGCACTTGATAGTCCTACGCTTGCTTTATGCTCAACTCTTGCGATGATGTATTCACCATCTCCTATTGTTTGAGTGGTATCTTTGTCTCCTGTGCCTCCACCATTTAAAATAGTTTCTAGACCAATTCCACCCTTATCTACATTTATTGCACATGCTTCATCATAATCATCAAAGGCAGCTTCAAATGGTTCTGCTTTTCTAAAGCCTACATATACTTCATCTAGTGATAGCACTGTTCCAACTGTAATTTTAGCTTCTACAAAAAAGTCATCAGTACCTGCTACGAAGGAACCATCAGCACCAGAAGCATAACCATTTAATGAAAGTTCACAACCTCTATTATCTGTATTATTAATAGTAGGCTCTAATCCTGTTCCTCTAACCCAAGTAGCTGCAGATGTTTTGTCACCTATATTAAGACATTGAAGAAGCCTTCCATCTGGGCCAATCCAATCTTCGACATTACCGCCTGTTTTTACTCCTGCAAATGTCCACGGTTTTAATGTTAAATCTAAATCAATTTCGTCTGGATCTACCGCATCAATTTGTAATACTCCAGAACTATTTAAAGTAGCTGCTCCTGATACATCTACTGGTGCGCTTACACCAACAGAATTACCAACGAGTATTTTTCCTGGTGCTAGATCAGAACCTATACCAGCAATTAATCTCTGAATTATTAAACCAAGTTTTGCTTGTTTAGCACTTGAGTTCATTCCATTTAAAAAACCTTTTAATTTATCTGATAATGCCAAAGACATATCGTTTTCCTTTCTTTTACTACTTCACCATCTCTGACAGCCAAAGTAGGAGGAGGGAGAAACATATCTCCCTCCAATAATTAAATACCTTAATAACTGATACTGTAAACAACACCATTATGAGATGGGTTAATACAAACCAAATCTCCGTAAAATTTCAAATCACTGATATACTTAACGCCAGTTGTTGCTCTCTTGATATAGAAATTTCTTCCATTTCCATAGTCCATAGGTTCGAAGAACTTAGAACCAGCAAATAGTAAAGAAGACCAATCAAGTATATAGATAAGATCTGAATTCATTTCTCTAATTGAAACTACTTCGATATCACCTTCTGGGCCACTAATCATAAATGATTTCTGACCAAACCCAACTTTTTTCATTGGACTTGCTGAATAAGAACCTCTAAAGTTCTCTTTGATAAGCTTACTAATTGAATTAGCGTGCTTAATAGACATTAACATAATTGAAGGATCACCTTGACCTAATTGTGATACATCAGAAAATGCATCCATTAATTCATCAAGAATGTTATCTTCATCAATAGCTGCTCCATTAATTGCAACTGATTGCAAAAATGGATAACTTGTCTTAGCTATGCCATATAGATTGGCTGAGCCATCACCAGTTCCACTTGGAAGAAGTATTGAACTCAAACTAGTAAAATTATTAGCTGTAGCTGGATCTCCACCAGGAATATAACAAGCTCCACTATTCGCTTCAGTTACCTGAACACCACCAACAGTAAAATTTACTACTGTGGCTAATGTAACATTAGAAGTAACGATACATCTACCACTAGATACAACTATGTTTTTTACATAAGCTGCTGCGATAAGACCTTTAACTGTATCATGGATAGCTATTTTTTGTCCTACCCTCAATCTCTCAGGATTCTCAAAATAAATAACACCGTCATTTGCTACTGGATCTACTCCACCGTCTACAACTGCCTTCATTTTACTAATGGCAGGACCATTTAAAAGCTGTTGTGATACTAATGAAGAACACCATTTTGCAAATTGTCTTACTTTAGCTGGATATAACTTCATAAAAGAAGCTTTTACATTGTCACTATCTAAATCTTTATGGTTAAATACCATAGCGTTATACATTTCAGGTTGTGTACTAATTGATCCTTTTTGAACCTGTGCTTCAGTAATCTCATCTTCGTCTGTTAAAGCACCGAGACTTGCATTACTAATTTCACCTGATTCGAAAGGTACATAATAAACCTGACCTGCAAACCAACTTTTGTCTTTTCTTAGGTTTTTCCAAAGATAATTAAACTTAGGAAGCGATGCCTTGATAAGCATGTGTGGTTCATAAGCTTTCATTAAAGTTGAAAAGGTTTGTACTATTGTTGTAGCCATTTTAGCTCTCCTTTAAATTTATTGTTTAGATAAATATTCATCAGCTTCTCTAAACATATCATCTACATCATTAACAACTCTTTGTACAGGTGTTTTAGATGCGTTATGCTTAACTGATGGAATATGATCTACTTTTCTTACTACTACTCTTTTTTCTACTCCCTCTACTTCTTTGTGTTCTTGCGGAACAACAACTTCTTTTTCGGGAGCTTTATCTACGGCTTTAATACCGTATCTATTAATTGTCTCTTGACAAGCTTCAAGAACTGATATTCTATTAGGTGTGTTGTAGACAGCATTACCTATCTCACCTGCAGCACGTTTAAAGCTTCCAGGTTTACCACATCTCTCATCAAATAGTTTCTCAGCTTCAGAAATTTCAGGTCTAGCGAATACTGTATCGACTTCCATTTTGTCTAGTCTTTGTTGTAGGTCTATATTCTGTGACTCAACTTCACTATTTCTAGTGTCATTCTGGATGTTATCCATACGAGTTTTAGCCTCATTTTGGATAGATATTTGCTGGGAGGGTGTTAATTCCCTTCTTCTTAGGAGTTCTTCTGCATGATCTAAGACATCATTTTCGGTGATACCAGCTTTATCATAAAAGTTATCCCAATCCTTACCTTCAATAAGTGAATTAAGACTATTATAATATGCATCATGCTGTTTATTAACATGATCAGATTCAGTATACTTAGCAGCAAAATCACTTGCTTCAGCAACTGCCTTATCCCTGCTTTCTTTAATACCATCTATTCCTTCAACTCTTGTCAATATATCTCTAATTTGTTCTTCGCTTTCAGCATTAACAACAGATACTCTTAGATAATCAGGAACTTCCTTTTCCTCTCCTCTAACAGAGTATTTATAATTAGGAACATATTTCTCTTCCTCGCCAACTTTCGATTGGTCTTCTTCTGCAAGCTCTGCATCTGCGAAATTGTCATCAACTACTTCTTCAGCCTTCTCTTCAACTTCTTCTTTAACTTGCTCATCTTCTTTTTTTACTTCGATGCTTTCGACATCATCAACTTTTTCTTCAGACAAATCCACATTAAGATCTTCGTTTTCAACTAGATCCTTCTCGTCCTCATCAATACCAAGTCCTGCACCAGCAGTAACTTCATTTAACATTTCACTTAACTTGTCTAAATCATTCCCATCACTCATTCTTAACCTCTCTGTAGCTTACGACTACTGTTTAAAATCACCCATAGGACCACCATATTACGCCTGGTTATCCATCAAATCACTAATATTACTAACATCTGCATCATTTGATGCAGCTAAACCACCACGTAAAGAACCTTGTTGTCGTAGTCTATCTTTCATCCAGTACCAAGTTTCTGTCTTTATCGTTGCTCGTTCTGATTTAGTACCTCCATTTGAAGCAGGGACTTCTTCATAAATATCTACTTTAATCTCATCTCCACCAGTAGGAATAAAGTCTGCATTCATTGCTTGTGTCTTCTGGACTTCTTCTGCTTTTAATTGCTCTAATTCTTGTATTAGAGTATCATATCTCTGTATAATTTCTTGTGGTAGGAATTGCATTTCTGGCCTAGTTCTCCTAGTTACTAAATAATCTTTAATATAATCCTTATCTACATAGTAATTAACCTTCGGTAATGGTTCGCCAGTTCTCTCTATAGCAAGTGCTAAATTCTTAGCTTGATCGTATTTGGCTAATGATTCTTGTTCGAAATCCTCATTGTTCCCACCAAGTGGCATATTTCTAATTAATAATGCTCTTTGTTCCGATGGCATTTCTGGAGAGTATTGTAAAATTGTATTGGCTACTAGTTGCTCTCTCATTTGTTCATCGGCATCCTTATTACCTGGATCTACTTTAATTTGATATGCTAAATTCTCTATACTTCTAAATTCAGCTAAATTAGGTATTTCTTTTCTTCCAAATATACGTATAAGAAGCTCATCAGGTGCATTTTCTTTGTAAAGTTCTAAAGACATCTCACACACTTCTTTTAACATACTTTCAATTTTTTCACCATATTTAGAGAACTTCTCTTTTTCTTTTAACCCTTTATGGACTTGTGCCCAAGCATCTTGGCCACCTGCTTTTTCATCAAATAGGTCGATCCCAGCAATTCTTTCAATCCAGTTGACCATTCTAAGTAAGTGATCCGCGTACTGCTCGCCACTACGGCCCCCCACCACCATTGGCTGTGGGCCAGTATGTTTGACAACTTTCTGCCCATTTATATAACCTCCAGGTGCAACTTTAGTACCCCTTTGAACAAATACAGTATCATCACCTAAAGATATGTGGTGTTCTGCTATTTTAGAAAGGCATCTATTTATTTCAGCTTGTGGACTTTTAATTTGTCTTATTAAACTGAATGCTCTTGCACTAGTTTGGGCTTCATCAAAACCTCTCCATATTATAGGAAATCTTCCGCCTGGTAATTTGCCTTGGGCTAATATGTCGTGTTTTGTAGCAATATAGTAATATCCATCAGGATATGCTAGGCAAGGCTTATAAAAATGTTCCATAATTAAAACTTGGTCGTTCTTAGTCTTTTCATAAGCTCCATTAGTAGCATTAAAAACTACAAAAGTATCATCGTAATTATCTTCAGCCATTCTTTCAACATCAGCATCAGGGTATTGTTTAGCTAACTCCTTCTTATCCACTAGTTTTCTTATAATAAAGTATCTTGCTTCATCCATTGATTTTGCAGCAGGATCTCTAAATAGATCAAATGCAAATATACGTTCGTATTCAACATCACCAGGAACTACCATTTCTTGGAATGGTTCTCCTAATGGTACTTCAGTAATATTACCAAACTCATCTATAGTCTGCTCCATTTCTTGTTGTACTGGTCCAGCATAAGGTTTACCTAATGTCGGATTCCAACCAAGCTTCAGAACAACTTCACCTAAATCAAAAAAGTCATCTATCCAATGTCTTAGTTTATCTCTTATATTATGTATATTACAAATATAATCCCAAATATAACCATGTTGTTCAGCAGCTTTTTGATCTTGTATTTCACTATCAGATCTAGGACCTACTACAACACCAGGAGCTAAATTAAATATTCTATTTGTAAAGAAATTTCTTACACGATGTATAAAGTTAAATGTGAGTCTAAGTTGTTGTTTTCCTTTAACACTTACTTTTTTACGTTCATTAACTGAGTTATTATTGTTATTACTAGCATAATGGTCGGCATTAACTAATTTTACATTCTGTCTCATTCCACGTACAGTAGATTGATCTACCTTTTCTGCTTGCTGAAAATTGACCGCTAAATCATTTGCAGTTTGTTCTGATGGCATTATTCGGCCTCCATAGCATTCATAACGGCATCTGCTTCATGCTTCTCGAAATCATCGGCAATTTCATTCTCTTGCTCTAATGTTCTATAAAACTCATCCATATCCTTCTTACCTTCTTTTGCTTCCTTGTCAAACTCAGGATCTTCTGGTAATTCTGCAATTACATCAGGTTTAACTTTACGTTCATTAAATTCTATCTCAATGTCGCCTATTTTAATGTAACGTACATCTGAGTTAGAACATTCCTTTATTATTTTAATTATATCGACAGTTTCTTTAGACTTTTTTATTTTTTTAACTTTTTCCATAAATAACTTGACTCCACTACGAATTTGTGATATAATGGTACTATGTAACTATTATTATAACATAAAAAAACATGTATGTCAAATATATGGGTAAAATATAACATGTAGTAATTTCAATAACTTGTAGGATTAGTAGTAATAATTGGCACTATTACCAAGGAAAATCGTCATCATTATCATGAAAATCATTGAATGATGCTATTTCTGAGTCATAAGCATCGACTACACCGTCAACATCTTCATCAAATTCATCGACATTTATGCCTTTATTTCTTAAACCAGCTCTTTCTCTCTCATTTAAATTCTTATATTCATCGACTCTTTCTGGTTCAGGTAGATTTAATATTGAGTAGTCGAATGGTATTTCTCTCATTATATACTTCACAGCGTCTATTAGATCATCTTTAGCCTTTGTTTTAGCTGTTTCATGTTTTAATGTTATAAACTCTTCATTAAGTTTCTTACCATCGGATACATCATATACATATAACATGCTGTTTTTAAACAGGACATTCATTAAATCAATGCCCTCTTCTCTTTTACGTTTATCTGCTGGTACTACTGGTATACCTCGTGAATCAGCTATAGCCTTAAAATCTTGACCTTGACCAGCATAATCGTAAACAGCTCTAACTACATTGAGACCCTTACTCATTTCTAGATACTTATCTAGTATATCAGTAGCTGTTGTTGGTATAAAATCACCTCTCCAGGTTTTAAAAACCCTTGCCTTTGTATGTTCTGGATTAACAGCAACGAATCCAATGGCAGCAGGGTGATTATTCTCACCACCACTTCCCATATCTATTCCTGCATATATTAACCATGATTTATTGATTATATGTGATTTAACGAAATGCTTAGACATTTTATATTCTGGAAATACTAAACCACCTAAAATAACAAATTTGCCAAACACTCTACGCTGTATCTCTGTTTCGTTAGGCAATGATCTTTTCCTTCTTTCTATATAAGCATCGGTAAATTTAGTTGGTGTACCATCTGAGTATAATTGACAATCATACATAGACACTTGTCTTCTCCAACTATCAGGAAAGACCCTGTCTTCACCTGTGCCTTCAATTATTCGCTTAACCCAGTCTTGACCCTTCGTAGCAGTAAAAACGCATGAGAATAGTCCTTCTGTAGCGAATAACCTAGCATTGATTTCAGGGTAGAGGTGTTGTGGTATCTCCTCATCACAGAATGCAGCGTCTAGAGTAACAGCTTGTAAATCCTTCATTTCGTATGACATGAAATATATGGATACTCCAGTATTAAAATATATAGCATATATGTCTTTTTGTCTTATATCTTCTTTCCATCCATACTGAGGGTGATTTTTCATCTCGCCTTTAGGTAAATATGTTTTAACCCATTTCTCCTTAAACTCTTTAGATGAATCTCCTTTAGTCGGATAGAAATAGTAGAATGTTGATGGTTGTCTTAATGGGAAGAATTTATCCCATAATTTAGGTTCTGTAGCTAAAGTTACACACTTTATTATCTGTGCTGATGATTCCCCAGATTGGTTAGCTGCAGTTATCCAGCACTGTCTATTTGTCTCATTTATAAACTCTTCTTGCCATGTATATAATTTATGTAGATATAGATGCGGTAATTGACGCTTCATTTCATTTAGTTTTACTTCGTCTTCTAACCGTTCTAAGTAATCAAGTCTATTTTTTTCTACTGTGACCTTCGTCGTCTTTTTCTTTTCCAAGTTTTTCCTCTAATTGTTTTATCTTTTCATTTATATCCTCTAGTTCTTTTGGTCTATTCTCCTTGTTATTACGATTCTCATTTATACTATGTACTTTCTGTACAACTGGTGCAGTACGGTCTATAACCATTTTAGCCGCACTTATCCACTCACTTACTTTTATACTCGTCGGTAAGTTGGTTGGGTCTAATTCAGATAGGCTTCTAAAACCCTCCATAAAGTCTGCCTGTAATACATGTAATTCTTCTTGTATATGTGCTAATGGCCTAGTTATATAAGCTAGTTTATGTTTATTCTCTGCTAATTTACTCCAGTAATGTGGATGTATAACACCATCACATACTACTGTAATACTCATTTTACGTCCTTCAAATTGAGCTAAGTTCCTCTCATAATTAAATCTGGACCGTAGTCTCTTTAAATTCCTATTAGGATTTATTTCTGCGATTAACTCTTCCTCTGTAAGTTGGTCAATTTCATCTGGTATACCACATAATTGTTCTAGTAAGGAAGATGAAACTACAGTAGTTAAACTCTTATCATTCGTACTCATTTATTACTATCCCCAGATCTATAGCCTTATCCCTATCATAATAACTATCTTCGTACTTTGATCGTTTCTTCCAGTAAGCTTTTCCTTTTAGCGTTCTCTCATCTAGAATCTCTAAACATATCTCTTCTAATCTTTCTGATTCCCTTACCTCTATTTTCATTTCGAATAACTTTCCCCATGCTGCACTAGAAATACCATGATTCATAAATGAAGCATATGGCATAGAATATCGTTCTGCACCTGCTAAATATATCATTAACCCCATACTCATAATTTTTCCCATTGCATGTGTTCTTACTATACATTTACTTTTTAGTATTGTATCATACAAGGCTAATCCATCATACACAGAACCACCATAACTATTTATATATATGTCTATAGGTTTATTAGACGCCCTCTCCATTGTAGCCATGCCACGTATAGCCCACCCAACGCTATATTCATCTATATCTTCATCTAACATTATCTTTCTATTCTCAAGATCAACACCAGTCTCTACCCAATATTGATCATTCTCTAAGAACTTCTTTTTTGACACTACAATATCTCCAATCTAGCGTAATCTTTAGTAATTATGGAAATGGCTGGTTGCCAATTGGTTCTTCTAGAATTAACATAACCAAAAGGTACTTTTTTCTCGTCACAAAATGTACCACATGATATTTCAAATTCTATATTATCTGATCGTTCTATAGTATAAGTACATTTAAATGTTATACCACCACCATCTACTAGATTAGTTTTTGGTCTTATAAACATCCATGCTTTATGATCATGTTGTCTTACTACATTTGATTTAAAATGATCTAGATGTTTAGCTGCCCATCCATGGCAATAAACTACACCATCATATTTAACATAGTCACGATCACTTAATTTAACAGTAACTCCCTTAAACTTATATAAATCTTTAAATTCCTTTTCGATTATATGATAAGCTTCTGGATATTTTTTAGCACATTTTCTAAGTATCCTAACATCGTGATTACCAATGAGTTGTATACATTTAGCATTTGGAGCAGCTTTTTGTATATCCTTCCAAAATTTAACTGCTGTTTTACGTGCTCTTTGTAGCTCATCTTTTGGTGTTACGAAATTCATATTATTATCAAATTGACTATACATGTATTGGTCATATAAGTCACCACCTTGTATAACAACATCTGGTTGCTCTTCTTCAACCCTCTTTATTGCCTTTCTAATCATCTTGTTCATTGCGTAATCAAGATGTAAATCACCTATATTAATAACCTTCATATTTTACCCCTAATTCTGTGGAACATAGTCAAACGTGTTTATTCTCTTTATCTCGTCTATGTCCCAGCTTTTAAAATCAAACATATACTTTACTTTTTGGATAACCTCGCGTGCTTCTTTTATTGTAACTCTTTTCCTATTCCCACCAATCTTAACACTTAATGGCGCTGTTATTAGTGGACAGTTCGACCATTGAACCTTAAACTTGAGGCCAAAGAATGTTAAACTTTGTACTCTTATTGTCATTAAATCTTTATCACATCGAAAAGAAACCTTCTGGTCTGAGAAACCACCCTTAATTGAATCGAATCCATTTACCCAATATTCATTCTCATACATTTTTTCCCATTGTTTAACTGTGTACTTTTTAAGTCTTGCTACGATAACTCTATCTATTTTACGTAGCTTATGTTTCCAGAAATTATATCTACTATCAATTTGACCAGGGAATTCACCACCAAATCTACCAAAAGCCTTATGAGCCATCAGTGTACTGAAATTAAACACATATCTTATACCAAGCAGCTGGTGTAATGTAAATGCCATACTAGCTGCAAATACTGCGATTGTATGTACCGGTCTTCTCATCCCTTTAGTTAACTCCACAAGCTCTAGCCCTGAGTTAATTGATCCACCAGGAGAGTTTAACACTAAGTATATTGGATCTCCACTATCTATAAGATCTAGTAATAGTAACTTACCCATTATCCTAGAGGTACTTTGAGAATCTATCTTACCCGTTAGTATTACTGAATTCCTCCTAGTTAAAGTTATTGTTTTAGACATTACGTTTGTCCACAGAAATAATGTACATACTAAAGTAATTAATTTAAACATTTAACCTCCATATTCTATATTATATCATATTTAATAGAGTCTGTCAAGTTTTTTACTACCATCTTCCTATCCATATTCCAGCAAAAAGAGTTAACCATGCGAGAATACACACTATTATTCCAAGAGCATTCTCATATCTATTTTTCATTGTTAATTTCTTTCCATAGTAAAAATGCTATATTACATAGTTCATGCGTTCTGTGTCTTAGATTAGATTCTGAATCAAATATTTCGCCTTTTTCCCTGGCGATCTTATGTCTCATAGCTGCTGCTCTGAATCTCTTATCCTCAATTTGCTGCCAATTATTATCATCATACTTAATAGCACCAAAAGTCAGTACCTTAGCTAGTTCCTCTATAACTTCTGGTGGAATTAGATCCATACGTAACTTACCATCATCGAATTTTTTACCTTCACTGGTTGGTATTGGTAAATCTGGTGGTGTATATGGTTCTAGTTTCCCACGACATTCAACGCAAGGATACCTGACTTTCATACCACTTACAAGTTCTAATCCATCTTTGCAATTACAACTCATTACACCTCCTCGATGTCTTTAATACTATTTATTCTTATAACTCTGTTTTCTATTTCAGCATTCCTATTATTAGGCATATTAATTAAATAGACATGTTTAACATCTGTATCTCTAGCTACTTTATTAACAGTAGCAGCGCGATCATCCGCAAAAGCTAATATATCATACTTTTCAGATAATCTATTGATTTTTAAAGACTTATTCTTATTAAAATATATATCATCATAATGTATACCATTAAGCTCTAGATTAAATTCAGTTTGCCTTTTAAATGCCTCTTCTCGTGCTGTCATACAAATTAACTTATAACCCTTACCACGAAAATATTCTAATCTCTCCTTAACTTTAGGTATTACTGGAGCAGAGACATAGATCCAGTTTTCGTACTTTTTAAATGTAGACATAAGATCATCTGGGAGTTTCCATTCTGTCAGATCTTCATTAGAATATGATGTCCCGTGTTTATTATTATGTATAGTACATAGATGAGAAATGAAATTTACTAAGGTATCATCAATATCTAAAATAGTTGCTTTAGGTTTCATTTACCCGCCCCATCAATGATCTTAATAATACTATTAGTTGATACTGGTTTATAATCCCATTGATCAACCGAACAATTTATATTCTTACTTCTAATTTTCCACCTTTCATGAACATGTCCACAAAGTGTCCATATTTTACCATTAACTTTATTCTTACTATAATTTTTTAATTCTTGTTTAGCCCTCTTCCATTTAGATACACATCCATAACCTCTTTTATGACTATTAAATAAATAGCATTTAACTACTGCCAAGCACTCCAAAAAAGTCCGATTAGGGTAGTGTTGTAATTGAACACATCTTTTACCTATCATTATCTTGGCTGATTCTAATACATCCATAAAGCCAGAGTTAATATAATGTGATCTAGATGCTTTATCATGATTACCTTTTATAAGTATCTTCTTCCCATTCATTCTGTCTATTATGCTCTTTAGTTCTTTGTCCTTTGAGAAACCAACATCGCCTAACCAGTATACTATGTCATTATCCTTAACTAGATAGTTGTAATTCTTTATTATTGTCTCATTCATATCAGATACATATTTAAATGGACGTTTACAGTATTTTATTATATTATCATGATTAAAATGTGGGTCAGAGAAAAAGAATACTCTGTTACTATTTTTCATTATCATCCTCGTACTTTGGGCAGTAGTCAGCATGCTCACCACCACATCCAGAAGAATCTAGTCCACAATGACACTCTTTCTTTTTTTCTGGTGTAGACGTAGCCTTTCCCCAACTATCTTTAAAAGAGTCATTATCTACATGACCAGTTGCATCTATTTCATCTAGGAAATCTTCGAATTCCTTGGAGATATCATCTTCTTCGTCTTCTATTTCAATATTAAGTCCTCTGAATGATCCCATAGAGTATCTTAAAATACCCAGTGGGTCTGATTCACCACCTGCCGAGAGTAATATTTTAAACGCCTCTTGTATTGATTCCAATGTTATCTCTACGGATTCATCCGCGAATACACGCCATTGTTCTGTATAAGCCGCCATACCTACCTCCTAATTATATTATATCACATGTCACGTAGTTTGTCAACAGCTTTAATCATTAGTTCTGCTAATTCACCATCATAGTATCTATTATACACAGCGTCAGTATAAGATTTCTCTGGAATTTCATAACCTAAGTAGTACATTGTCGGTATTAAGCTTATCTTATTAGTAGTATGTCCTTTAATTGGTTGTTTGAGATTACGTTTCATACTGAAATGAAATGCTAATCGTGATACCCAGTATAAAGGATTAAGATAGTAATACTTGTACGATTTAAGTAATAATACATAGGCTTGTGGTTTAAATAAACAATGCTCCATAAGAGATGGTGCGAATCCTAGTCTTAATATGAAACCTAACACTATGTTTTCACAGATACAGAACTTATCCTTACGTTTTTTAAAGCGGTATATCACTAAAGCTAATGCCCTAATTTGATCTCCATTTAATCCCTTATACGGATCTACATGTATATATTTCAATAAGTTATCGTATAACCATTTAGTTAGTCCGTCACTATTAGACCATCTATATGTTCTATTTTTACGTTGGTGTAGAATAGTATCTAGCTCACATTCATTATATAACATCTCTGCGAAATGCCTAGCTTCCTCTGGTTTAATTATCTCTTTTTGGTTTAATTTGGCCCATGTATAATGGCTAATTTGAAGACATGTATCCCTGTTATCGAAATCAGTGTATTTCATAATTACCTCGAAAAAATAGCCCTCGAATGTCGACCGCTCGAAAATATGAGCATTGCTTGTCTAGTCAGAGGGCTCTGAGAATATGGTACCTCATAGTGTTTTCTCCTTTCACTATGTATATATTATACCACAAATAACAACGAATGTCAAATGATTCGTTAAAATAAGTTATTTAGGTTTAATATTACGCTTCTCGTCATCCTTCTTCTTATTTTCTTCTATATAGTCCATAACATCTTTTCTAGTGGCCTCTTGTTCTTTCTTTAAGTCATTTAGATACTTCTCTATAAAGTTCTCAAATTCCTTAGCCTTAAAGCTTAAAACCCAATACATTTCATCATCTTTCTCTTCATTAGGATTTAATCCCTCAAGATCCTTTATACATTGTTCATACTGATCGATAAGATTCTTAGGTATACTACTATACATATCATACATATCTTTAAATGTAATACCTACTTGTTGGTCTAGTGTAAAGTCGAACATATACTTACCTATGTCCATCTCATCCTTATTCCCAGGCATCTCAACATAATTCTTATCACCATGTTGAACAATTAAGAACTTCTTCATTAACTTAGTTTTTGCTTTTGCCGCTGATTTAGTATCATTAGGCACACCAAAATACATTTTGTCAGCAATTGTAATCATTTACACTCCTTACCCTTACATCCATTACACTCAGTCACATTAGATTTCAATAATATCAACGTCTTAAGTATTGCTGTCACATAGATCTCTGGTTCAGTACCTTCTATATCGACACCTATCTCCTTCTTAATTATCTCAGTTATCTCTGACATTTGCTCCATAGTTTCTGTTGTCATTTTACCTCCTTGTTTAGCCAGCAAGCCAACGGCCTACATGGGAATAAATAATCCACTCGCTTAACTACATTACAGTTCGGTCCATTTTCAGTACCTATATCAGACATATTTACAGCCGTAATAAAAAATAGAAGGAGGGTGTATGTACCAACTATTATAGATATTGCTATACTTAATTCACTAGCCAAAAATTTAAACATAATCACCTCATATATGTGTACTGGCTAATTCCAGTAACACTACTACATTCTCCAATGATATCATGTAGTTATGTACCATTAGTTAGATATGTAACTTCCTGTAATTGTACGTCCTTTTCACCATTAACCCCAAATTAGGAGTATCCCTAATATAGCCCAGCCAATTCCAGTCTGGCCTTCAGTTAAATACATACTGAACCCACCTAAACCACATACTGCTATTGAAGCAACAGCTCTAACCATAGTTACATCATTCATTTATACCTCACTATTACTCTACATTTAGAGCATATCCAACAACCCATCTTTTCTATCATTTCATTACATCCGCATTTCTGACACTTCATATTTATATTATACCACACACTGACACAAATGTCAAGTACTATTTGCAATTCGCGAATTGCAAACTGTAGGGTACATAGTTTATAGTTGATGGTTTACAGTAAACTATAAACTATGTCTATATACATAAAAAGTAGTTTTGGATTTATGTCTATATACATAATTTAACTAGGTAATACTAATTGTCTCGACTTTATATTATAGCATATGATAAGGTAGAAGTCAAGTACTTTTCCATTTTTTTTGTTTGTTGAGGGTAAGATAACCCTCCCCACACTATATAACTTCCTACCCCTACCCCCTACCAACACTTGGCATGATTCTTGCATTAGCAATAAGCGTACCATTACCAGTACTACGACTTGGCATGATTCTTGCGTGTACTGCAATAAGTATACCATGTGCTTAGTAATAATTATTATGCGGTGGTAAGTTGGTGGTAAGTTGGTGTGGAGTGAGTGAGTTGTGTGGAGGCTCACACGTACCCAACCTAGTAGTATGCTAGTAGTATGCTAGTAGTATGCTAGTAGTATGCTAGTAGTATGCTAGTAGTATGCTAGTAGTATGCTAGTAGCTGTACGTACCAGTACGTTACCGGTATAATTACAGTAGTGATAGTTGTAATGCTATCAGTATAATGATAACACGATCAGTATTATGATAGCGTTGTATGTATGACGTTATGTAACGCGTATAAGCACACTAGTATATCATCTGATAGTATACTATATATCCTTACCTTTATAGTACTTCTGTTTATAAATTGATCTCTTCTTGATATTAGGCTTGTTAGCAATCTCTACTAGTATAATATATTGTTTAGTTGATAGATACCTCTTATAGATATATTGATATTTACAGCTAGTATAGAATCTTAGGTCTCCTCTTGACATGTATTGTATCCTTAATAGTAACTTACTAAATAAGTCATCTAGTAACAATACATTACTTATACTCGCATTGTTAATATCTTTTACTTCGGTCATTGCATTCCCTCATAAGGATGCTTATCTTTAACATCCACTACTTTATTATATCACACTTTACATGTAATGTCAAATATTTATGAAAATAGCATATGTAATAATATCATATACTTAATAGTGTATTGCATATAATTGGTGCATAATAATGCATAATAGTGTCATAAATGGTCCTGTATGTCTAAATTATGTACAAGCATCCTGGTACACGAAGTCGATAACTATATGTAATTACATAAATGTCATTATGGCATGATTAATGCAATACCTTATTATATGACATATAAAAATAAATAAATAAATATCTTGACAGTACTAACAAATTATGTTAGTATAAATAAATGAGGTGGTTAATGGATAAACTAGTAAAAATACAAATGATGATTATTGAGTTAATAACTAACCTATTGAAAGGGGTATAAAATGATTAAAATTGACACATT